TGCCGAGTTCAGGCCGGCCCCGAACGGGGCAACTTCTCAAGGCTTGGAAATGCAAGGAGGAAAGTGGCGGGAGTGACGGGGCTCGAACCCGCGGCCTCCGGCGTGACAGGCCGTATCATATATAAGGAGTCGCAATGTGAGTTCAGACTCTGATGCCGTCGATATGGCACTGATTCGGGGCAAAAGTCTGAACTGCCCCGCGGGCCTCACCGGAGTTGCCGCCTATGTGCAACCTCTACAATGTCCGGAGCAACCGCGAGGCGATCATCGACCTGACCCGAGGCATGGTCGACCGCACCGGATGGAACGAGCCCTCTCGCGATGTCTATCCCGGCATGCTCGCACCCATCGTCCGCGTCGGCGCAGACAGCCAGCGGGAGATGGTCATGGCGACCTGGGGGATGCCCTCGCCACCCGCCTACGTCAAAACCTATGACCCCGGCGTCACCAACATCCGCAACACAGCCTCGCCCCACTGGCGCCGGTGGCTGGGCCCCGAGAATCGCTGCGTGGTCCCTTTCTCATTGTTCGCCGAGCCCAACCCAGCCGCTAAAGTCGAGGGGCAGCGCACGCCGAACACCTGGTTCGCCCATCGTGATGGTCGGCCGATCATGTGCTTTGCGGGGCTATGGACCCGGTGGCGCGGCGTAAAGAAGGTAAGGGACGGCGAGCGCGACTTCGAGCTGTTCGGCTTCCTTACATGCCAGCCCAATGCCGTCGTCGCGCTGATCCACCCCAAGGCAATGCCAGTCATTCTCACCGAGCCCGATGAGATCGACGCCTGGCTGACTGCGCCATGGCAGATCGCCAAGGAGCTGCAGCGCCCGCTGCCCGACGACGCTCTGTCGATTGCCGCCTGTTCGCAGCCCCCGCCCTAGGCCCGGTAGCACCGGTAGCACCTGAATCATCCTGCCGATGAATCGCCGTTGAGCTGGCCCGAACCTATGCTGATAAATTAATCTTCGACCGCAACGGCGGCATTCGCAACCCGTCGGTCGCATTGCATCGCATCACAAAACTGCGTTGGAGCAACAAATGCGGATCGATTCAGTTCACATAAAGAATTTTCGTGCATTTAAAGACGAAATAATCAGCTTTGATAATTATACATGTTTAATAGGCGCAAACGGCGCCGGGAAATCGACCGTTCTTTGTGCCCTCAATGTGTTTTTCCGCGAAACAGAAAACTCCTCTACAAATCTTATCACCCTTGAAAAAGAAGACTTTCACGCCGGTAACACATCAGATCCGATAGAAATTACAGTAACATTTACCGAATTATCCGAAGAAGCAAAAGTTGATTTTGCCGATTATTTCCGAAATGATAAGTTGATAATAACCGCAAGGGGCGAATTCGACAACTCTACAGGACGAGCAAAAGTTATTCAATATGGCAATCGGACTGGAATGGCCGCGTTTGCCAACTTTTTCGCCCTTTATAACGAAAAGGGGAAGGCACAAGAGGCATTGACTGAGTACAAAAAACTTCGCGAAAATTATAACGATCTTCCGCCAGCCAACACTAAAGCCGCCGCTTTTGCTGCGTTGCGATCATTTGAAAACGACAACCCAGACAAATGTACTATAATACCTAGTGAAGATGAGTTTTATGGTTTCGCGCAAGGCCAAAACAAGCTGCGCAAGTACGTTCAGTGGGTTTATGTTCCGGCCGTAAAAGATGCCGCAGCAGAACAGGCCGCGGAAAGGAACACAGCGCTTCGCCGATTGCTAGATAGAACTATTATGTCGAAAGTAAATTTTACCGATAAACTTCTTGAAATGCGCAATGAAATTGAATCAAGATATCAAGAAATGCTAGATTCCGAACAAGCTGCTCTAGACGATATTTCAGCCGATTTGCAAAAGCGTTTGGCGGAATGGTCGCATCCCGACGCCAAGGCTAAGCTGAGCTGGTACCAAGATCCAAAGTCTTCGATCCGCATTGATGAGCCAATGGCTCGTCTCATTGCTGGCGACGGCGAGTTTGAAGGCTCTATCGCCAGATTCGGACACGGGCTACAACGGTCCTATATCATCGCCCTCCTTCACGGACTTGCTGTTTCCGATGATACAGCCAACCCTAGACTTATTCTCGGAATTGAAGAGCCCGAGCTCTACCAGCATCCTCCGCAGGCAAGGCATTTGGCGGAAGTTCTACAAACGCTAAGCAACCAGAACTCTCAAGTCATTGCTTCAACGCACAGTCCGTACTTTGTTAATGGTCAGCGATTCAATCAAGTTCGACTTGTAAGAAAGGATAAATCAGAAAGACATTCTGTCGTCCGGAGCTGTTCAATTACACATCTGTCAGACGAATATAAACGTGTTACTGGAGACGATAGACCAAATGAGAGTACTATACTGGCTCGACTGCACCAAGTTATGCAACCTCACCTCAGCGAAATGTTCTTCTGCCCCAAGCTGGTACTGGTTGAGGGCCCAGAGGACGCCGCCTACATCCATGCCTGGATGACATTGACTGAGCGCTCGATAGACATGCGGAAGGGCGGAGTGCACATTGTTCCTGTGAATGGAAAAAGCGAGCTTCTTAAGCCCATAATTATCGCGAAGAAAATGGAAATTCCGACGTTTGTAATTTTCGATTGCGATGGAGATAAAGAGGGCAAGAACGCAGACGACACCGCTCGAATCCGGCGCGAACACGAGAGAGATAATAAAGCCTTGTTTGAATTGGTCGGATGCAATAGCGACGAGCCCTTCCCAAGCCAAGTTTGCCGCGGCGAGTGGTACACGGCATGGCCCAACGATATCGGTAGCAGCATTCAGAATGATGCCGCAGAGCACTGGAGCAACGCGAAGAATGCGGCTGCGAACCGATTCCGTGGCTCCGGACGTTTTACCAAGAATGCGCTCTATATTGCCGCAGCACTAGAGTATCTATTCGATAAAAAAGTTAAATTGCCAACTCTAGACACTCTCTGCGATCATATAATTGATTTTGCCAAATCGTAGATTTGGCGGCAGACTCGCATCGCGTCTCTTCGAGAGGTCAGCTGGATGGGAAACACGACAACCAGTTTCTAGGAGCTACCGGACACGACACATGGTCGCCACTAGGTGATGCGGCTAGGCCGGAGCAGACGCTCGGTGTCTGCTCCTTTACTCTGGGCACCGGAACAATGCAAGAACATCCCTCTGATGGAGGGAGCCATGGCGTGCGCTGTCACACTCGGCACGATCGCCGCGCTCATCGAGCACGGCAACACGCTGACGGCGATTTGCTACAACCCCAAGTGCGGGCACAGCGGTGATCTCGACTTGCGAGCACTCGCCGCGCGCCTTGGGCCGGACCATCCCGCCTTGCACAAGCACCTCGCGCCCAAGCTCCGCTGCTCGCGCTGCGGCGGCCGCGCCATCGGCCTGCGCCTCGGCGTCTGCATCCCGGGACAGACTGGCATCCGGGGATATTGATGTCGGGAAGGGCCTTACTTGAACTGTTCCATCACCCGCTCGAACATCTGCCGCGCCGGCTCGTCGCCCGCATGATGCAGAATGTCTTTACGGTCGCGGCAGGACGGCGGCGAGCGACGGACCCCATCGCCCGCAGCTCCGCCATGGCGCCAGCGGGAATCGCGCGCTCGCCGGAGCAGGGCTGGTTTGTCAGAGCCACGAAGGCCATCCTTGGCGAAGGCGGTGAATAAGCCGTCTAAATTGTGAAGAGGCGGCGCTGGAACGGTGCCCCGTGCCGTCCTCTACTCCCCACTCTATTGCTGTGAGCGTGCGTAGGTGATGCAGGCTCTCGACGCTTTGCGGAATGTCCACAGGCGCATTTCCGGGTCCATCGTCGTAGCGATAAGGCACGCATGCAGCCTGTGCTTCTGGTCGCTGTCGAGCTCGAATTCCTCGGCGATGGACCTGATCTGCTCGCCGCGCACGAAGAGGTTGAGGCGGCCCCATTCCTGCATCAGCATCTCCCTCGGAGAAGCCTCATCCATGGCAAAAGCTGAGCATCCGGCAGCGGCAATGGCTATCGCACTGGCGAATACCCTTATAGCAAAGCTCATGGCACTCCTCGCAGCAGCATGGCGGGAGGCTAACACGCCCTCCGCGGCCACCGGAATATCTCCCCGCTCCTCGGCGTCCACACTTCTGGCCAGCCCACCCTCAAGGGCAGCTGACCGTTAAGGGGCCTGAAACGCAAAGAGCCCCGCCCGGCAGCAACCGAGCGGGGCGAAGTATGGTCGAAGCCGAATCTCGTTGAACCTGCCGCAGCAGCGCCCGGCGCGAATCTAGCACGTCTTCTGCGGCGGCGGAGGCAGCGGCGTCGAGGGCGGCCCGTCCCGCCATCGGCGCGCCCAGCGGATGATGGCGTCGCAGATCGTCATGCCGCAGAGGCCCAACAGGAAGCCCACCGACCCCTCGACATTGCCGAAGGGATAGCCCCACAGCTCGAGCCAGCGGCGCACAATGTGAGCCGCAGCCGGGGTGCCGTAGCCGGCCGTGAGTCCGCCGACGACGGCTGAGGATATCCGCGCCGTCCACGTGTAGGATGGATTGATGAGCCCCCGCACGATGCCGCCGGCAACGCCCGATGCAAGGTGGACGAGGTTGACGCCGAGGAACACCACGTTGCCCGACGGCGGCGGAATATCCTGCATCACCTTCCCCCCTCTCCTCGCAGCAGGCGCGATCGGATGTCCTCGACCCATGCGCGGGCACCGAGGATCCGCCGGTTGGCGATCGTCAGCGCCGCTGACGTTTCCGCCAGCTTCTGCCGGGCGTCGTCGCCTTCCCGGATGACGGGATGCGGCACCGGATGGAACAATGGCCCGGCGGCTGCCGGCGACGGTATCGCCCGCGATGCCGGCCCATTAGCGGACACTGTGCAGCCGGCGCACGTCAGCGCCAGTGAGGCGGCAGCGATCATCCGACCGCTTCGCCAGGTCGGCACCATAGGCATCGATCCTCTCCTTGAGCGCAGCCCGCAGCCGCCCCAGCGCGGCCGTCTCTGCAGCGGCGATGTCAGCTGCGCCCTGCGCGATGGCGAGGTCAATTCGCAGCGTGGCGACCTCGGCCTGGAGGCCCCGCACCTGCTCTCCGGTGCGGGAGGCGTAGTGGCCGTAGAGGTAGCCGACCACGAGCCCGGTGGCGGCGAGGCCCGCCCTCGAGGTCAGCGCGGAGAAGGCGGCGGCGATCATGTCCACTCACCCCGGCGGAAACTCACCAACTCGTCGCGGAAGATGTGCCGGCCGAGGAGGAAGAGCCCGACGCCCGCGAGCGCCAGCGCCAGCGGCCAGTTGCCGGCGACGGCCCGGATGAGGTCGCGGACCGGCATAAGCGCATCGGAGACCGTGCGCGCCGCCTCGCCGGCGCCGGCAAGCCACCCGAGCGCGCCTACCAGTCCCCCGGCGGGTTCCAGCGCGGCATCGGCAGCTCCGGTAGCGGCCGCAGCCCCTCCGATCAGCTGCGCAGCCTGAGCCGCCTTGGCCGCTGCGCTCGGCGCCGTCCTCGCCTCGGCGCGCTCCGGGGACACCTCACGTGGTGCCGCGCGAGCCAGCGCAGCCCAGGTCGCTTCGTCGAGATCGGTTGAGGCCGGCAGACCGTTGTCAGCCTTGAAGGCCAGCAGTGCGCCCCGCGTGCGGCTGCCCCACTTGCCGTCCAACATGCCGACCTCGGTGTAGCCAAGGTTCCGCAGCATCGTCTGCAGCCGCCTGATGTCCGCCTCGGATGCCCGGACCGCTTCCTTCGCTGGCGACGGGCCGGCGGGGTTGGAAACGCCGAGCACGTCCTTTGCGCGGGCGAGGTAGGCACGCCTGGCGGCGAGGTTTGTGAGGCCCCCGTTGAGCGCCCGCGTCGTGCCCTCGAGGTCGTCACGGTCGGCCGCGGCAGCCATGCGCGCGACGAAGTACCGTGCGGCCACCTCCACGGCGGTGTCCGGCTCGCGCACCAGCTCCGGCCTGGCCTCGAGGTCGATGCCGGCGGCGGCCCCGAAGCGCCGATAGTTTCCGCGGCCGGTGAGCATGTAAGCCCCACCTCCACGGTAGCGCCAGCCGTCGCCCGGCGCCGTATTGCCGAGCCGGCCGCCATACACCTTCTCGGCAAGCGCCTCCGGCTTGCGCACATACGGCTTGGCGGCCGCATCCGTCCTGAAGCGCGAGGGCCAAACCTGCCGGATCCGCGCTGCAGACGTGTAGTTGAGGTTCTCGACGAGCGCGCGGAAGCCGCCGGTCTCCTCGGCCATGTGCGCTAGGAAGTGCGCCATGCGCAGCGGCGTCGTGATGCCCTGCGCTGTGGCGTGGGTGTTGATCGGCCCGACCAGCTTCGAGGCGAGCGGGGCCGTCCCGCCTGCGATGGACCGCAGGTCGGCGGCAGTTATGGTGCGCATGGGAGATCCTCAGAGGCTCATCATCCAAAGAGCAAACAAGGCGCCCGGATCATGCCAGAGCCACGACGAGGCTCCCCCACAGGGCACCGGTCGCCAGCTCCGCCACGATGATCGGATTGGATGGCCGCAGCCGCCAAGAAAACTCGTAGGAGCCCGTGGCGAAGGCGGCGAAGGCGAGCGCCCCCGGCACGCCGAGCAGCAGCTCCCCGGATACGGCCGCGGCGATCATCAGCCCGGGCAGCGCGAACAGGTGCCGCAGGCCGAGCGCCAGATGCGCATTCCCGGCAGCGAGCTCGATGAGGGCCGTCTCCAGGCCGGAGGCCGGACGATCCGGCGCAAATCGACCGAGCCCGATGAGATGCCCCCACGGCCCGACCGCCCAGACGAAAAAGGCGGCCCCGAAGGCCGCCCCGAAGGAGATGCCGCCCAAGATGGCGGCGATGGCGCCGATCAGCGGCGCCGTGTAGTAAAGCGCCCGGCCGGGGAGCCAGCCGGGCATCCATCTGTCGTCGCCGCGCGCGCGATTGAGCGCGGCGCAGGCCGCGAGGCAAAGGCATAGCGTGAACATGTAGCCCCCAAGAGAAACGCCCCGTTGAAGCGGGGCGATGGTGAAGTGCGGCGGAAATGTGTTAGAGGGTCGGCAATCCCGGAGACGAGGAACCGCCATGACGTCGCTCCTACGCCGCGCGAAGAAGTCGATTGCCTACCGGACGAGGCGCGCCATCCATGCAATAACCCCACCGATCTTGGCCGACCGGAAGGGCTCCGGCTTCGATCACTCGGTGGCCCAGGCCTACGAGATCGACAGCGCGAGGAAGACGATCGAAGAGGCCTTTCCGCGGATTATCAAGACATATGATGAGGTCGTGGCGCAGGGCGGCCTTTGGCAGGGCGCCAACGACGAGTGGTTTCGCGGCGACGAAGAAGCATTCCGGCAGTTCGTCGATCACGTCCGGAACCGGAAGTGTCTAGAAATCGGCTCCGGCCCCTTCGGCTACCTATCGCCGTGCTACTGGATCAAGGACCGGGTCATCATTGACCCGTTGATTGATCAGTATCGCCGCATCCAGATAGAGATGATCGGGCGAACACTGTTCGTGCCCGAAATCACAACTTACAGCGCGCCGGCCGAGCCGATCATTCCGGACCTCGTTGGCGCGGTGGACGGCGCCATCATCTGCCGCAACGCCATCGATCACGCCGAGGATCCGCTGGCGGTCCTGCACACCATGGCGACCTATGCGGCCCCCGGCTGCTACCTGTTGTTCTGGACCGATATCTGGCATTATCCCAAGCCCGACGAGGGGCATCAGAACATCACGAAGCGCCCGGCTGTCATCGACGCACTGATCCGCGGCTTGGGCTTCGAGCCGATCCACACGGCCGAGACGTTGCGGGGACCGGACGAGGGGCTCGAATACGGCTGCCTCGCGCGGAAGGTAGCGGCACCTACGACGGCCACGTGAATGGGGGCAGCTCTGCGAGGAAGTCCTCGACGGTCGGCTGCGGCCGCTCTTCGTTGACGACCTTCTCCAGCTCTGCGTAGGCGTAGGCCCAGACGGCATCGCGCCATGCGGTGAATGCCATCGCTTCAGCCGCCCACGTAGCGTTTGTCGAATTGACATAGGAGGCGCAGGTCACGCCGCTGTCGTAGTTTCGCGTCTGCGCTGTGGTGTCAATGTGCCACTGGATCGCCCAGCGAAAGCGATCGACCGTCGACGGCTCTGGGTCCGGCTCCGGCTCCGGCGGATCGACGAGAGCGAATGCCCCCCCCTCCACACTGACAACCTTGCCATTGCCCATGCCGGCCAGAGCGACGGTGTAATCCGCGTCGCTTATCTCGATACCGCCGGCGATCGGATCGGTACTGACTTGTCCGGGAGCGGCCCAGGGCATCACTTGATCCTCATATAGGCGGAAACGGCCATATTGCGGGGGCGTGTCTCATCCCCTCCAAAGGCCTGCGTGTTTCGCACGTCCGAGTAGGGGTTCCCGGCGGCAACGAAGGAACCGTTCACTGAGCCTCCGACCTGAATGCCGTGAGAGTGGCTCTTGATCTGATCGTCCTGCAGCACACCGGAGCTGCCGCGGCGCAGAAAGCGCCCCTCTGTATTGAGCAGCCGGATGGTCTGGCCTTCCAATGGGGAACCCGCCAAGCTGATCACGGCTGTAGCGTTTATATAAGGAGCTGACCCCGAAACGCTTTCACTCGCTAGGCAGCCTTCGTTGTAGCCGCCTGCTCCTGTCAGACCGGCTGTGAGCTTGACATAGCGATATCCGCGATCGGTCGGTGGGGGCTGAACGCCGGCGATGTGCTCCATCAGGTCAATGGGCTTGCCAAGCGGCTGCATCGCCCAAGGGTCGTTGAGCCACAGTCCGATGCTGACGATCACCTCTTCGAGATCGGTTTCGTCGGTGAACCAGATCGGGTTGTCCCACCCGACGTCGCGAGCCATGACAGTGCCGCCGTCTCCCCCGACCCATTCGCTGTAAATGTCACCGGCTGACCTGCGAGCGAAGGCAGTTGGCCCACTACCACCGGTGATCGGCTCGGCGCGCTGGATCCTAGCGCCGGGATCGAAAGGATCGACCCTTACTGTCAGGAACCAGCGAGCACCAGCGAAGGGCGCGTGGACGTCGCTCGTCAGGATGTAGACGCCCGGCATTGCGACACTGTCGAAGTCAGTGCCGCCAGGCAGCTCGACGGCTGCCGCGGCAAGCGCCAGGATCTGCCCGATGGTCGCGCGGCCGGCAGGGTCGCCGTACCGCTGCATCGGTACTGAATATTCGCACGCCAGCACCTCGAGCACGTCGAGATCAGCGATAGCAATACCACGAGGCATGTCACCCTCACGCGGCGTGGGCGAAGTCGATGTATGCGGCGGAGCTGAACCAGGAGACAGGCTCCGCCCAGTCGGTCACGATCTGCGCCGAGGCGCCATAGCGCGTCACCGTCGGGGGAGCCATGATGGCGTTGGCGCCCCAGTCCATGATGCCCCGCGGGCCTGTATCTCCCACGAGGGCGCCGTGCACGCTCGACATCCGCGGCGTGCGCCCCCAGCCCAGGGTGATGCTGCCGGAGAAGGCCAGAGACCCGTTGCCGATGGCACTACCCGGTCCCGTCTTTCGCTCGGTGTGAAAGAGCTGGAGCCGGTTAGCGAGTCGCGTAATGGTCGGCGCGTTGGATGCGTCGGTGATGATCCGCGCGAACAGCACGTCGTCATGCGTCGAATCGAAGATCTGGCTGGTCTCCGCCGCCGCCGTCGGGTTGTAGCCGCCATCGGCGAGGTCCCGCAGCACGAACCGCCCGTTTGGGAACGATTCCACCGGCGTCGCTGCGCCGGTCCCCGGCGCGTGCCAGCGCAGGTGGTAGGTCTTGTTGGGCGCCAGCGCGAACGTCCGGTCGCCGACAGCGAAGCTCGCCAGGTCGATGCGGAAAAGCCCGCGCCAGACGAACGCCTCGGTTGTCCCGATGAGCGCCTGTCCCGTCGAGCCGGTGATTCCGATTCGCCCGTCCGCGGACAGCACCTCGGCATGCAGCGGCATGTTGGCCCGCGCCTGACTCTTGGTGATGGCATCGATGGTGACGGTCGCCGCCTGGATGGCCTTGAGCAGCATGTCGTCATCGGCATTGTCGATGGGCACCCCCATGCCGACGATCGCCCGGCGAACCTGCGCAAGGATCCCGTTGAGAAAATCGGCCTCGATACGGGTGCCATCGTTCGCGGTGGAGGACGAGCAGTCCTTGAACCAGGTGTCGTCCTCTCCGAAGATGCGCGTGTCGGTGGGCCGCGTCGTCACGGCATTGAGGGCCGAGGCCGGCCCCAGCAGATCGGTCATGGCAGTCTACTCCGCGAGAATGGGCAGGCCAGCGCCGGTTTCCAGATAGTCCCCGTCGTCGTTGACGAGGATGTAGACCGGCGGCGGAATGATCACGTACTGGACCTCGAGGTGCGCGTGCGCCACGCGGTCGATCACGCAGCGCAGGGCGCTGATGTCGGGCTCGCAGGCGAGCGAGCTGCCCCCCATCGTCCGGCCCGCCAGCGGAGGCGTCGCGAGGTCGCCCACGAAGGCCGGCGAGTTGTCGATGTCGACATAGATGATGATGGTGTTTCGCGGGGGCGCTCCGGCTGCCTGGCTGCACCCGGTCTGGGCGCAGCTGGCGATGGCTCCACAGGCGTCCTCCGCGTCGGCGCAGCTGATGGCCCATCCGAGCGGCGCCACGAGCGCCGCCAGATCTTCGCACCGCGCCCCGCCCTGCGCCCGCACTTTCGCGCACAGGTCGGGATAGGGGTCGCACAAGTCCGGGAGGCCGTACTCCTCCAGCCACAACTCGCGCGTCTCGCTGTGCGTCGCGCACCAGAACTCCTGCCGCAGGGCGCACAACCGCTCGCAGAGACTGGCGAACACGTCGCAGACGGCCGCCCAGTAGCGATAGAGCACTGTCTCCGGGCCCGGCCCGCCTTCGTGCGTTCCCCACGCGCGCCCGCGTGGCAGCAGCGCCAGTGCCTGGGGCACCAGGTCGTCTTTCGTCGGGCAGAACATCGGCGCCTCGTCAGGTAAATGTCACAGCGCCGAGGACCGGATACTCGCCGGCGGCGAGGCCGATGTCGCCGGCCGGCGAGGCAATGCTGTGCCGCTCCTCGCCGCTGGCGTTCGCAGCGGCCTGCCAGATCCACGATCGTGAGAACGTGGCCGAAGCCGCGAGGTACGGCATGGACGGCGTGAGCGTGTCGATGCCGGCCACCCTGCCCAGCCGACGAAAGGCAGATTTGAGTTCGGCAATAACAGCCTCCTGCACCGCCGCTGTCGCCGGCACGAGCCCGTCGATGGTCACGTCGATGACGCGCGGCTGCGGGGCCACCACGGTGATGACGGCCCCTGCCGGCGCACGCGTGTCGATGTATTCGGCCACCCGGGCGACGTTCGCTGGGTCCGGGATGCCGCTCTCGAAGAGGTCGTGCATCAGCGGGAAAATGCGGACCGTCCCCGGCCCCGCCCAGCGCCGCTCGACGAAAACGCCCGTGACGCCCGCAACTTCCGTCGCCCACATCACGTAGTCTGCGGGCGCCCCGCCCTGCGGCACGTTGCGCTTGCGGAAAAGGATGCGCCCGCGGAACGTCGAGAGGTCCGTCGTGTACGGGTCCCCGTCTGGCTCCACGTCGGCGCCGCCGACGATACCGGTCGCGCCGACCTCGATGGCCGCCGCACCGTGCACGCCCGATACGGGCGACAGTTCCGTGCCGGGCAGCGTCACCGTGGCCTTGCCGGTCGCGCTGGATGCCACGTCGAGCGTGAGCGTGCCAGCGGCCGCGAGCGTGCCCCCGACCACCACGCGGAACTGCACACCGTCCGCCCGGCGCAGGATGGCGCCGGGGTCGACCGTCAGCGGCCCCGGAGCGGTGAACACCGCCTGCCCCTGCGATGGGGTCGCCGGACGCCGGGCAAGGCCGAGCTCGGCGCCGTGCATGTCGAGGTGCTCGCCGTCTGCCGTCAGGGCGAACTTCTGGCGGGCGATGTAGTCGGCAAAGCCGAAGACCTCGTGTGTGAGCCCGCCGAGCACCTTGGCAGAAGGCCCGATGTTGTTGGGCCACAGCCAGGCATCCGAGCCTGGCAGATGCGTCCGGAAGGCGCGGCGGGCCCGCTCGACGAGCTCGGGGAGCGAGGGAATGGCGAAGCTCATCTCAACTCCTCCAGCCACACGATTTCAAAGCGACGGTCGTAAATCTTCTGGCCGTCCGCCCCGTAGAGCCGCACCATCAGGTCGAGCCGGCCGCGCGGCGCATCCCCGCTCGTCTCGACCTCTACGCGCGCCGCCGCCCCCTGGCGCAGCAGCGGCACCAATGCCTCCTCGGCCATGGCCTTGGCCCAGCGGGACACGTCCTCGGTGAGCGCTGCCCGCTCCAGCAGCCACAGCAGTGAGCCGAGCGGCTCCTCGCCGAGGTCGGCGCGCACATCGACGCCATCGCCCCACCAGCCGCGCGGGTCGGCATCGGCGTACTTGCGCAGGGGGTGGTCGTCGGGTACGCGGCGGTCGGTAAACAGCGCCAGCACCACCGCCGTCTCCAGCGCCGACCGCGCCCTGAGGCCGCCGACATTGAGGGCTTCCCCGCCCGCGAGCGCCCAATCGGCCCGGTGCGCCGCGGGGTCCCACACGCTGTCCCACAGCAGGAAGGACTGCGCCTCCTGCCCCTCGGCAGTGCGGATGAGGATGTCCATGGCCTGTCCTCTGTCAGGTGGCGGGCTCGCCTGTGGTCCCCGTTCCCGGCTGCACGTTGGTGTGCACGTGCGTCGCGCCGACGTTGCGGCCGTTGTGCCGCAGGGACGGCGCATTGATGTCGGCACCCGAGGCAGAAATCGTCATCTGCGACCCGCCCGCCTGCAGCACGATCTGTGGCGCCTCGATGACGACTTCCTGCGCGTGCACAACGCGGAGCCGCTGCTCGACCAGCGAGACCATGTTGCCGTGCTGGTCATAGATGGCGGTCGCGCCAGCCGGCAGGTTGCGGGGCCTGTAGTCCTCGTGCTCTACGCCGATCACCATCGCCCGATCGGAGCGGCCGCCGAGCGAGAGGATCACGCCGACCGAGCCGGCCGGAGGATTGGATGTGAATCCGTAGGGCTGCACCCGCGGCACCCGCCCCGGCCTGTCCCCCTTGAGCCCGGCAAGACTCATCATCTGCTGTCCGCCACCATCGTCGAGCGAGACGAGCCTCGCCCGGCGAATCATGGCGCGCACCGAGTCGTCGAGGTGATGCACGTCACTCATCGGTTGCCTCGTCGTCGCTCTGCTCCCACGCCTCGCCGGATTTGTTGCCCTTGTTCTTCTTCCCGCCATAGGAGCGCGGGTCGACGAGTCCGAGCTTCGTCTCGCTGCCGCCGACGCCGTCCTGCACGAAGTCGACGGTCTCGATGAGCATTTCCTGGCGGATCTGCAGGAAGTCGCTCTCCACCCACACCAGCCAGCCCGGCTGCCAGATGCTCCCCCGTTCGTCGCGAAAACCCTGCACGGTGACAGTCGCGGTCAGGGCTCGGCCGGCGGCCTTGTCGCGCCGGTTGCGTGCGGTCTTGCGGGCCCGCGCCGGCGTCGTGTCGTCCTGCTCGACGATGATGACCGGGCGGTATCGACCGACCCCCGCGTCACGGGCTATCGCCTCGACTTCAAGGCTGTCTGGCCCACTGCCGGTGGCGCGCTGGCCCCTGACCACATACTTGCTGTGCCGGTTGGACCAATTGTGGTCGGCCTCACCGCTCTTGAGGTTGTGCCCCTCGATGATGCCGCCGGCATGGCGCTTGCTGCCCGCCTTGGGCAGGCGCACGTTGCCGTCGGCCTCGCCCATGAGCGTATAGCCCTGCTGCCGCGCCAGCTTCTCGACGGCGCGGAATACAGATTCTCCCGGCGTGATCTGGTAGTCGACCGGCTCGAGGTCACCGTCGGCAGCAAAGGTGATCCCGAACGGCGCGGCAAGCTCGTTGGCGATCTCCACCGGTGTCTTCGCCTCGAAGCTGCCCGTCTCGTGCTCGGCCGAGGAATCGACGATGTCAGCCGCCTTCGAGCGGCCCTCCACGGCCACCCGCGCATCCGTCGCGTCGATGCGGGGCCGATAGCGGTCGACATAGCCGACGAGCAGCAGGTCGTCGTTGGCATAGATCGACACCTGCGCGCCGGCGCGAAACGTCCATGCTGTTGCAGTCGCTCCCAGCTCTGCCGCCAGCTCGAGGCGAAACGACCGCGCCGCTTCCTTCATGGAGGCGCGCACCTGCGCCCGAAGAAAAGCCGTGAAGCGCTGCCCGCCGACGACGACGCTGACGATCTCCTCGCCCATGGACGCCCGACCTCATTTGCCGAGTGCCTCAAAGCGCTCAGGCATGAAGGATGGATGCGCGACACGGTTGCGCCGCACGAGATCACCGGCCCGCTTCGGATCGCCGTAAAGGCGCCAGGCGTGCCACAGCGATGGCAGCGAACGCGGCACCGAGACCGTGACGATGGGCGCGAGGTCGGCGATCTGCCGCGACAGCAGGTCGATGGCGCGGCCACGCATATCCTCGCTGGCGAGATACAGGGCGGCATAAGGCGCGCCCGTCATGTCCGCCTGCTCGCGCTCGATCAACTCGGCGAGCTCGGCGCGCGCCGTGATCGCGTTCCGACGCCCGTCGAACTGCCGCCGCGTGGTCGCCTCGACCATAGCTGCCAGTGCAGCTAGCCGCAGCACGAGCCCGGTGACGCGGCGGTTCGTGGCCGCCGCCCTCTCCCCGTCTGTGCGAGGCGTCTCCGCCGCGGGACGCGCATCGACAATCTCGCGGAAGGCCCCGACAGCGGCATCGGCGGCGAGACCGTCGCCGAGGTCTCGCGCAATCGAGAAGATACGCTCGGCCACCGCAGGCGCAGCGCCCGCCTCCCGCGTGATAAGGGCCGGCGCCTCGTCGTACAGGGCCGCGATGGCATCGCGCGCCGGCGCACTCACACTCGGGTCGACCGGCTGGGTGGTGCGCACCACCTCCAGCGCCGCCGCCGCCTCTTGCGCGGCATCGACGGCGGCGTCGACGGCGTAATCGGGGCGGCCGCGTACGTCCACCAACCCGCCATAGGTCCCACCGATGATGCCGGCCAGCGCGTCGACAGCGTTGAAGACCTGCTGCGCCAGATAGGCAACGCTCGCGATCGCGACCGTCGCCCCCTCCCGCACGAATTCAAGGTCATAGGCGACATAGCCGGCACGGTCCCGCTCGCGCGCGCGGCGGAAGTCGACACAGCGGGCCGTCAGCGGCCCGTGCATCGGCAACACGAGGACGGCCGGCCCCCGGGTGCGGCAGGCCGCGGCGAGCGCCGCAGCCTCCGCATCGGCCATGTCGGAGACGAGGTATGCCGTCACGCTGAAGAACGCGGCCTTTTGGCCGAGATCCTCGTTGAACGGCTCGTCGCGCATCGGAAACTCGTGCGTGACGATGCGCCGGCCACCTCGCTCCTCGTCGGCCTCCACCCAGAAGGGCACGCCGCGAAACGAGGCCGGGAAAAGCGCCCGTGACCAGTCCCTCATCGCCCGTCTCCGCAGCAGGCCGTTTGCGCTCGAGGTTTCATGCTCTAATCTCGCTGCCGCTCAATGGGGGCGGCCATGAAGATTATTTCTACAATCGCGTGCCTCGGCGCAGTCGTCATCTCAGCTTCCGCTGCGCACGCCGAGGTGTGGGGCATTAAAACGGACGAGGATCCACTCGACGACACCAAGACTGCGGTGGTTACGCAGCTGCAGAAGGGGGGCGGGCTGAATCCTTTCGCATTGGGCGCCAAGTGTTGGGAAGGAAGGCCAGGCAGTACAACCCTAATGCTGGCGTCACCCATGCGCTATGACCACTCTGCCTCGTACAAGGATCAAGTCGACGTAGTATTTCGCGTAGATAAGAATGAGAAGATTACCATTCCACTCGCAATAACCGAGTTGGGAGGACGCCTGATATTCGCGACGACCGCTGAACAAGAGGAAAACGTCTTCAAACTGTTCAGTCAGATTGCGGCGGCCAAACAGCGCATCGGCGTCGGGGTAGAAGGAACAGTTCTCACCTTTCCCGCCAAGGGGGCGGCCAAGGCCTTCGCGGAATTCACCAAGACCTGCAGTCTCCCCCTCACCCCCTCCTCATAATCATCCCACATCCGGCGACGACAGCCCGGTCGAGCCCGGCCCGACCGGGCTAGCCGGCGAGACACGAATATTACCCACCTCTTCTCGGATCACTTGCTGCACCTGCGCGCGGAAGAGATCCGTGTTGAGGGTGAGTTCGATCTGGTTGACAACACGCGCGTGCCCCTCGAGCTCGGCCTTGATAGGCCCCGCGTCCCCGAACACAGGCGCGCCGATCTTGGCCCCGAACGAGCCAAATCCGGGCCCATCCAGGGGGCTCGCTCCTGACACACCTTCCATCCCAGGAGCGGCGCCAATCGCTTTCGCACCCTTCCAACCCCTGCCCTGCACCGATGCGCCAAAGGGCTGCCACACGCCAACGCTCATGGCGCGCTGCGCCATCCATTGCGACTGCAATCGCTCCAGCTCGCGCTGGAAGTCGTAGATCCGCCGGTTCTCCTCCTCTCGCGTCGCCCTGTCGAATGCGTCGAGGCGTTTGTCGCCCAGCGACGAGCGCCCATAGATCAGCTCGTCGAGCATCTCCTCCCGCGCCTTGTCGGCTCGCGCCTCAGCGTCGCGCCGCCCCTCCCGCAACGCTGCATCGACACTGAGTGACTGCTCGTAGGCATCGACGAGACCGGCGATGCCCCCACGAAAGTCGATGCCCGTCAGGCCCAGAACCCAGGCGTCGAAGGCTTCGCCCTTTCGCTTTTCTTGCTCGATCCACTCCCGCGTTCCCTCCGCCTCGCCAGAAGCTTCCGCGTCAATGGCCGCGATGCGACGGCGCTTCTCAAGGATGTCCTCGACCTTCTGCAGTCCGTTACTGAGCTGGTCGATGCTCTCGGCGAGCCCCTGCAGCAGACTGCCGACGCCCATGTTGACGGCCCCAGCGCCCACGGACGTGACGAACCGGTCCCATGCGTTCGACAACTGGTCGAACTTCGCCTGGGAGTCGCCCAGCACGCGGTTGAGGTCCCGCTCGACAGTGCCGCTCGCCTCGCCGATGGCGCCGGCGAGCCTCTGCCACTCGCCACGCATCGACAGGAGCGCCCGCATGCCGCGGGCGAACTCCATGTCGCCGATGAGCTTTGGCAGCTGCGACAGGTCGCCCCGGATCGCCTTCCAGGTTGCATCCTCGAAGACCTCGATGAGGTTTCGCCCCTCCTTGCGCCCCTTCTTGAGGGCAGCCTCGAGGTCGACGCCCATCTTGGCGAAACGCTTGCGCGTCTCCTCCGACGACATCTTCTGAAGGATGTTGTTCATGGAGGTTGCCGCTTCCTCCGCCGATCCGGCGCCCTTGCGCAGGATCTGCAGCATCGCGACGAGGTCGGCGAGGCCCTTGGCGCCCTCCATTCCGATGGCCTTTGCCGCCGGCGCCAGCGACGGCAGGTAGCGGGCCATGTCCTTCAGCTCGAATTGCCCGGCCTTGCCGCCCTCGGCCATGATGTCGAAGGCCTTCTGCATCTCATCCGCACCGATCTTGAGGTGCGTGCCCACCGCGTCCGCAGAACGGGCAATGTCATCCACCTCTGCGCCGGCGGCCTGCGCCGTCTTGGCGACGGACGGCAGGAGGGCCCGTATTTCCTGCAGCGAGCGCCCCTGCGCGGCAAGGGCGTCAGCCCCCGCCACGATCTGGTCGAGCGGCATGGCGAGGTCGCCGGCCATGCGGCGCGCCTCGCCCGTGAACTGCTCCATCTCCTCGCGCGAGGCATCGGCCGTGATGCCGACGCGGGTCATCCTGCGCTCGAGCTCGGCAAAATTACGCACCGCCCGGGTCGTGCCGTACGCGAGCGCCGCCGGCCCTAGGACGCGACCGAGAGCCACCATGCCGGCCGTCATCGCCCGCGCCGCCCTATCGTGCAGCAACATCGTGCGGCCGACACCACGCGCCGCGCGATCGAGCCCGGCGAGCTTGCGGGAGACGGACGCAAAGGCGGCACCCGTGCGGTCCGACGCCGAGATGATGGCGGCAGCCTCTAGCGTGCGGGCCCTCGTCATAGATCATTTCCCCTTGCGGCGCCTGTGCCACTCGGCTGCCCGCGCGCCCCACGCGCAGATTTCGTCGAGCGTCAGACGCTGGACTGTCCCGGCATCCCAGCCGAGCCCGAAGACGAGGCCGTCGGCGACGGCTCCGACGCCTCGGGTTCGCGAAAAAAATCGAGGATCGCGTCCCTCACCTTCCGGGAATCGGTGAGGCCGAGGAGGCTGAGTGCGTGCACCTTGTCCTGGTCGACCATGAGCCGCTGCGCATACTCGCGCACGGTCGGATAGTCCACGTTGCGGAAGTAGATGCCGCTCCTGGCATATCCCTCGGCGTAGGGTTCGCCGAGTTCCATGTATTCCGCGAAGGTGGGCGGTCGCAGGGCGATTTCCCGCAGATGCTGGTCGTGCCAGAGCACTGGCTCGGCGAGCGCGATGGTGGTCGTCCTGCTCATAGATTAGCCTCGCGACTTGCGATAGGCGCGAGCGAGGCCCTGAATGCCGGTTACCTCGCCGGTGCCCCGGTCGACAGACGGCCGGCCCGTGAAGATCGCTCCGGTCCAGGTGTGCACGACGCCCGTGTGATCCTCGATGCACGAGATGTTGTAGGGGCCGTTGCGCATGACGGCGTCCCAGTCGACATCGGCCGCGTCCTCGAAGGTCGGCTCGAAGCCGTAGCCGGAGGGCTTGTGCGAGGCGGACACGGAGTTGTCCTGGTTCACTATGCCCTCAACTTCCGTGTTGGATGGGGTCGTCTTGATGGCGGCGCGCAGCACCAGGGGCGCGCCGTTGTAGGTGAAACGCATTTCGCCGCCGAAGCTGGCCATGGCGCCGGTCTCCCGTTGCGGATGGTGGAAAAAGTTGGCCGGCCTCAAAGGCCCGGCCCGGTCAGCACCGTCCGTCAGGTGCGGACGTACTGCTGATAGATGGTCGCGTTGGCAGCAAGGATATCGAGCGGGTTCACGCGATCGAGCGGCGCGAACACGTCGACCCTGTTGGGATTCTCCGCATTGCGCCGCACGTCGAGCCGCCTGACGAACTCGGGCGCGTTCTCGAACACACCGCGCTGCACCAGCGCCTCGTAGGCGTGCACGAATGACCCCTTGATGTCCTTCGGCGTCGTGATCGCCGCGAGGTTGCCGGGGTTATCGTCGGCGAGCGCCTTCTGTCCCTGCTCGTTGGCGAGCACCGTCCGGATGTAGGACAGGCCGCCCGACACCTGGAACAGCGCCTGGATGTCACGGAAGGTGGAATCCGGCTGCCCACTGGGGCCGAGGCGGTAGGTCGTCACCAGCTTGTCGATCGCTACCTTGCCATCCGCCGTCACCTTCCAAGTCGAGATCCCGGACTTGGTGAGCGTGTTGCGTGCCGAATAGCCCCACCAGGTGCTGCGGTCGCGCGGAGGGGCAAGCCCCTCGACGACGAGACCCGTCTGGTTGCGCGAGACATTTCCGGTGACGATATCCGCCAGCCAGGGCAGCACCCGCGCCGCAAAGCCGGCTGCCCACAGCCAGGACGGCTGCGGGGAGCCGGCAAGCCGTGGGATGATCGTCACGTGCCGGTCGTTGCGCCCGAGGCCGAGCGTCGACTGCGACGCGGTGTTGCCGGTATTGCTGCACATCACGTGGCCGTAGCTCTGTCGCATCCACGACCACCGGCCCGACACATCCGACAGTGCCGTGCCGTAGGCGTCCAGAGAGGTCGCATCCGACCACGGGCTGACGATCATGTCGGCGGGCTCGTCTCCGAGGGCAGCCAGCGCCGCGGCAAGAGACGGGGTGCCAGCGGCGGCCGTACCCGTCGCGACTGTGAGCGCGCCAGACGTGGCGAAAAAGTTGCCCGAGACCGTCGTCGGCACGAAGATGTCAACCTCGGCCATGATCGCGCCCTTGTGGCGCGAGGTGACGGTCACGACCTCCGAGGCCGCCGAGGCCGTCACGGGCAGCATGGCGCCAGTCAGGTCATTGTAGTAGCCGTTGATCGCTGCCGCGAGCGCGGCCGCCACGTCGGCCGCGGCATCGCCCGGCGCGATCGTCACCGACAGCCTCTCACCGCAGATGTCGATGATGCCGACGCCGCCGGTGGCCGGCGGCGAGCCCACGGTCAGGGTCCATGTCGGTGCTGTACCGGTCTCGGGCACGGGCACGATCCAGATCTCCTGCGCCGGCGCGTTGGCCGCGGCGATGCGGTACATCTCCCGAAGCATCGAGCCGGGCCCGGCCAGGGCGTCCGCCTCCGACAGCGACGTGACGACGGACGGCGTGTTGTCAGCGAGCGAGCCCCCGCTCGTCTTGTGGCCGAAGAGGACGAGGCGCGAAACGCTGTCGTACCAGCCTGCGCTATTGACCTCGAAGGCAAAGAGCGGCGCGACCAGCCCCGAGCCGGGGATGAAGTTGAAACCGATGCTCATGGCAGTTCCTCAGCTCCTCAGCGTTTCGTCTTGGAGGCTGGCGCCTTCTCGGCGCCCTCGTCCGGCAGACCCGCCTCGACGATCGATCCGTCGGCGAGGCACGCCATCCAGAAGGGGTCGTCGGCATCGACCGTCGTCCCCTCCGCCGGGAACAGGCGAAAGTCGCGGTCGGGCATGGGGAGCTTGCTCGCCGGGTCGGCGAGACGCGCAAAGATGCGGCGGGCCATTGGTCGTCCTCACGTTGCGCCAGGCACACGGGCGCGAAGGTCATAATCCTCCGCGGTCGGCATGCGGCCGATGCCCGCGAAGATGTCGACGGCCTCGAGCGGCAGGAGGCCGGGCGGCGTCGGCACCAGTCCGGCGACGCGGTCGCAGATCCTGCGGCCATAGCTGCCCTCGGGCAGCGCCTCGGCAACGGTGCGCAGCGGCTCGGGCAATCCGGCAGGCTGCCCCGGTGCCGGCCATTCCGTGGTTTTGACCTGCACCGAGAACGAGATGGTTCGGAAGGCGAGCCGCGTCGTCTTCTCCGCATCGCGCAGCGGCACCGATTCGACGGACCGCACTTCCATCGCGATGCGCCGATAAAGTGCCGCCGACGGGGCCGGCTGTCGGGCGTCCAGGATATATCGCACCTGCGCCTCGAGCACGTCGAGCAGCGCCTCGTGCTCCGGATCGGTCGGGCCGACGTCAGCAACCCCGACCGTGTCTGTACTGCCGTCCGGCAGGTCGATGAGGACCGTACCGCGAGCGGCGATCAGTGCCTCGACGACAAGCGTGACCAGGACCTCGTCCGGCCTGTGCCGACCGCTCCCCCACGGCGTGCCCTTGTCCTCCTCTGTGTAGACGAGGAGCACCGGGCGCGGCTTGTCTGGCGCGAGCTGGTCGATGGGCACCTGCCGACTGTCGTAGACGAGGGAGCCCGCCAGCGTCGGGTAGGGACCGGTCGCCTCGTAGGCGGCGGGGCAAAGCGCCTCCACGGCGGCGAGCCGCAGGGCGAGACGATGAAGGCTCATTGGTCCCCCTCGCCGCGTTCACGTGGTCCGCAGGACGCGGCAGTGTATCCGCCCCATGGCATCAGGAGGCGCATTGGCGATGCGCCACGTGACACCATCGGAGAGGCGCACGAGCACATCGCCCTCGCGCACGTCGAGTGCCGGCCCCGCCTGGTTGCGCGGGTCGATCTCGACAATGGGGTCGCCTGTCACAATGCCGGGCCGCTTGTCGGTGCGCTGGTCGTAGGCATCGGGCACAGAGAGCGTGGTCAGGGCATCGCGAAAGATGCCCACCACCTCTCGCTCCGGCCGCTCCGGGTCAGGCCCGGGCGCGCTGTTGACGCCGGCGCGCCGCATCGGCATGAGGCGCCACCGCTCGCCGAAAACGCGCTGCTGCACCCGCTCTGCTGCAGCGTCGAGCCGCGCATAGAGCGAGGCCATGGCGCTAGACGCCCGCCTGGCGCAGCAGCACGTTGCCGACGGTCGCGGCGCTAGCTGCCGCCGCGGCTGCGTACCCGATGAACGTGTTGTCCGTCGCCGTGACGGTCACGTACCCGCTGGTGTCGTTCCAGTAGAGCTTAGCACCTTCGGTCCAGGCGGATCCCGTAGCCTTGGGCAGCGTGAACACACCGGAGACCTTGCCCTCGAAGGGCTCGCCGGCGTCGGCGGACGCAACGGCGACGACGAGCAGGGCACCGATGAGATAGGCGCCGCCAGACACGACGCCGCCGGCGGGCGCGGTGAACGTCAGCGTATCGCCGACTTGGACGAAGTTCTTCATGGCCGTTCTCCATAACGACGAAGGCCACCCGGAGGTGGCCTTTCGTCGGATGTCTCAGCAGCGGGGCGTGTCCAGATCCGCGATCAGGAAACGCCCGGGTTCTTGTAGAAGCCGCGGTAGTCGATGGCTTTCGCACCGAAGTCGAGGCGGCCCTTGATTTCGATGCCATCCACCTCGAAGCCCATGCGCTCCTCGGTGTAGAGCCCCTCCTCGCCCTCGAGATAGGCGTATTCGATCGTATCCCACTGTGCAGGGTCGACCGCCATGAACCACGGCACGGTGCCGCTGGCGGGCTTCAGGCGCTGCTCGATGATGAGGTCCATCGCATTCTGGTAGACGTTGACGTCGCCAGTCTTGGTCGCCGTCACTGACGCGAGCAGCTTCTGCGCCGCCACCTTGTACTTCGGCGGCACGATCAGGAACCGGGGCCGCAGGTTCATCGGTTTGCCGGCAGCATCCCTCTGCTCGCCGATCGCGATCTCGGCAGCCTCCACCGTGGCCTCAGATGGCGCGCCGCCCGAGGAGGCGAGGTTGTTGTGGTCCGTGTGGAAGAGGGCCTTTCCGTCGCTCATCTGCGGATTGCTCATGAGAATGTCCCACACGAGGTCATTCTCGAGCTCCGCGGCAGCGCGACCGAACAGGCTCGGCAGACGGTCGAACGCACCGAGATCGTCATTGATGAGCGTCTGGCGCGTGATCGCGATGATCCGGCCATAGGTCGCGATCGAGTACCGCTCCACCGACTCCGACAGGGAGGCGTAGGTGTACTCGCCGCCCTCGCGGACCCTCTGGAACTCCGGCATGCCGGCGAGCTGGACGATGGCCCGCTCCTTGAAGTCGGGCGCATTGGACTGCCTGCAGAGAGGCCGCCACGTTTGCGGCGCCGCACGGTAGGCGTCGCGCAGCCGCTTTGACGCGACGTTCGCGAGCAGGTTCGGGAAGTCGGAGGTCGACATCATGCCTGCGGCTCGCGTCAGCCCAAGCAGGACTCCAGCGAGCTCACGCTTCGAGAGACCGCGCAGGCGGACACCATGCGTATCCTCAACGAAAGCGCGCCCGATCTCGAGCAGCGACATACCGCGCCATTCGCGCGCGGCCGCGACCAGCGTTCGCGACGCTTCGTCGTTGGTCACGATCGCTTGGGGGTTCGCACGCAGCGCCACGGCCGCCTCGATGGCGCGGCGCAGGGTATCGCCCTCGTCGGTGACGACCTGCGTGCGCGGCGAAATCCGCGTCTTCTCGGCGCGCTGGGCGACCTCCTCGAGCACCAGCTCGCGAACCCGGTCGAGCGGCGTGCCCTCGGCGATGTGCCGGCTCGCAAAATCCGCCGGCATGTCGTGGCGCTGCGCAAGAGCCGTGATCTCCGCGCTGCGCTTGCGCTCAGCCTCGATCGCAGCAGCGGCACGCTTCTCCGCATCCTCCTTCGCCACCGGCGACGGCGCGGTACGCTCAGCGATGGGAGCGGGCTCGCTGCCCGCCGTGGAATCGACGCGCTCAGGCATCGCAGGCTCCTCCTGAATGACGGGCTCGGCCCGGGTGATGAATTCGACGGGAAAAGCGGCGGTACTCTGGGACCGAACCTGCGCCCCGGCGTCCGCCGGCACTGTGACGAAAGAGATTTCGTGGGGCGTCCAGCGCTCCACGATGCGCTTCTCGACATCGCCGACCTGCTCGGGCGGGACGACGCGGACCTTGTCCACCGAGTAACCGACCGACACGTTGCGGATGATCCCTTCGGAGACCATCGCGAACATCCGGTCTGCGCGCTCATCGACGCCCTTCGACGGGAAGCGGATGGTGGCGCGCCCTTGCCCACCCTCAATCCAGGCGCGATCGACCACGCCGACCTGCGCGAAGGTGCTCCACATCGAATGGCTGTCGAGCGCAGGACCGCCCGCGTTCAGCCGGGACAGGTCCACCGCATCGCGGCTGACGACAAGAATTTCATCGAACGGCACCGAGGTATCCCAGCCTGTCCACCGCCTGCGCCGGACGGCCGCGCCCGTGGTGAACACGACTTCTACGGTGCGCGCCTCGGCGTCTGCCGAGGACACCGGCGCGACCCGGACCTGCATCGGCAGGGTGGCCGGCATCTCAACCAGATTGCTCTGCCGCATCGGCTTCATCCTTCGCAGATGGGTCATCACTGGACGGGGCCCCCTTGACGCCGTGCGCGCCTCGTCGTGGGTCGGTGTCGAGCACGACCTTTTTCTCGTCCAGAGACCGCTGCCAGGAAGCGACCTCGTCGAGCTGCTGGTCCGGATCGAACCCCCACGCGGCCACGAACTGAGGCCACGTCATCCTCCCCGAGCGGACAGCGAGAATGTCCGCCTGCATGTCCTTGAGCGGGTCGATCGGCTCCCAGCCGGGCATGATCCACTCGACGGGATAACCTCCGACCCGACGGGGCAGCGCCCCCGCGTCCATGGCCGCCTCGGCAAAGGCCTCGGCGAGAGGATCGAGAAGCATGGGAACCAGTGTCAGGTGCTGGAACTTCTCGATGAACCGCTTGAAGCCCCGGTCCCCCGCCTTGAGCGACGAATAGTTTGCCTGCCGGAGGTCGCCGGTCATCTGGTCGTAGGTGAGGCCCGCCCCGGCGGCAAGCGTCATCCAGGTGTTGATGAGCACGGAATCGAAGGCCAGCGACGACGAGGGAGACACGACGCCGATCTCCTCGCCCTGGTCGAGATAGTTCACCGTTCCCGGCGAGAGCGTTTCAATCCGTCGCGACCCGCCGCGACCGCCCGGTTCGTGACGGACCGAGGAACCAATGGATCGCACGGGATCGGTCGTCTTGACGAAGACCGACAGGCAAGCCTCGACGCGCGCCTTGACGGTGATTGCCTCCTCGAGATCGGCGACATCGCGCCCTTTGAGCAGCACGGGTGCCACCCACGGCACGCCGCGCCCCTGCCCGATCCTCAGTTTGCGGTAGACGTGCAGGATATCCCTGGCTGGCACCCGCACGGACGGCCGATGCAGACCGCCGGCGGCACCTGGATGCTCGGGCAGCAGCCAGTAGGCCACGCGCTTACCGTCCCGCTGGTATTCGATGCCCTGATCGATGATGCCATCAGTCGTCACGCGCAGCTGATCGCGGGCGCCGTCGAGGTGATCTGGCTCGAGCAGCTGGATTTCGAGAGGCACCTTGCGCCCTGCGGCAGGGCTCACCGGCACCTTGCGGATGAGAACCTCGCCAGCCTCGACGATGGTCCCGACCGCGAGGGAGATGAGGCCGTTGATGTCGAGCTGCTGCTCGAAATCGCAGCTCTTGCCCCATTCCCGCCAGAGCCTGGCCGCCCGCTGGTCAAGAGACGCGTTCCCCGTCTTGAACCGCGGCACGATCCCGTAGCCGACGGCATAGCTGTCGACCACCTCGCGGATCCGCGGTCCCCACCACGTGTTGCGCATCACGTCGCGCGAACGCGCGCGCAGACGCGGCAGGCTGCCCTTGATGGCCGCATTCGCCGACGCGTTCGTAGCGCGCCAGTTCTCGGTGCGCCTGCCCATGTGCGCGCCGTCATAGACGCGCACCTCGCTGAGCACCTTGCGCGCAAACTCCCGGCGCAATCCTGCCTCAGGCGCGAAGAATGAGATGGTCCGGTCGATGATGTTCACAGCCTACCACCTCAGATGAGCGACGACGGAGGTCCGCTCGTCGCGGCGTCCGGCAAGCTCGTCCTCGATCTGCCGGAGGATCGAGCGCATCTCTTCGAGCGACCGGTAGGTGACCTCTCGGCCGTCGGCGTACCGGACTTTCGACGCGCCGAGGACAATGGCCTCGCGCAGGGCATTGCAATCCGCTTCAGTCCAGGCCATCAGCGTTTCATCCAGTCCTTGTTAGGCTTGATCCAGCCGTCCCCCTCGGGCTCGGAGGGCACACCCGGCGTGGCGGTTTCAGGAGGCTGCACCACCTCCGCGGGCTCAGCCGAGGCCGACCGCGGTGTGAAGAGGTCGAATTTGGAGAGTTCGTCGGGAAGACCGCGAGCCCGTGCCAGGGCCGCCCAGTCCTGCGGCGTCATGGTGGATAGGCCGAGATATTCGGCCAGCGCCATGTTGTAGACGCGGCAGTCGAGCAGGTGGTTGTTGCCCGTGTCGACCCACCGCCGGCCGGCAACCCGGCCGCGCACGATCACGTCCTCCAGTCGCTCGTCCGTCAGCTGTTTGAAATACGCCTCGTCCAGCCACGCTCCGAAGTGGCAGTAGCCCGGCGGGTTGGCCGGCTGGCCCGACATGACGCCTTGTAGCTGCAGGTCAGCGTAGAACGAGCCCTTTAGGGGCCACGTCCCCACCGGCCATAGCTTGGCGCCCTGCTTGACCCTGTGCCCATCGAGGTCGATGTCCACGAGCTTCGGTGTGCCGATGGCCGGGTGCCCCCAGCCATCGCGGCCATCGACCGCGAGGATGAGATCGCGGCCGGTGTCCGGATGCAGGCGCTGGTTGTTGCGCACCCAGGCATAGACCACGTGCGAGCGATAGCCGGCGTCGACAGCAAGCGCATCGAGGCGCCTCGGCCGATCCCACGCATCCCGGAAGGTCCGGTCGATCGTCGCCGCGCGCAGTCTCTGGAACGCCTCGCCCATCGGGTGTGACGTGTCGCCGTCGAGATAGTCGACATCGACGGTCCACGTCTGCCGGTCCGCGCCGACGGCGATGATCTCTAGCCAGATGCCGCGCATCTGCACGTCGGCTGCCGCGACGAGCAGCAGCCCACCGGCAGGCACGCGACCGCGCCGCACCTCTGGGTCGCGGCGGGCCATGAGCTTCTCGTAGTCGGGCGCGTCCCCCCGGAAGCGGAACGGCCTGCCGAGGGTCAGGTTCGTGAAGTCTTTGCGCCCCTTCTCGCCGCGCTTCTCGGCCTTGATCTTGTCCTCGGCAATCGCCTCGTAGCTCATCATCAGCGAGATGAAGGCATCGATGTGAAAGCCGGGGTGCCGGTCCGGCCCCGGGGCCGTCGGCCGCCAATGGCACAGGCCGGACTTGAGCGCCGCCACGCGCTCGGTTTCGGTGATCCCATGACCGCAGTGGTCGCACAGGTAGACCGAGCGATGCGGACGCGCCTCATCCACCTGGAAGCGGTCCGGATTGTGCGTGAAGAACGCTCCGCACTCCGGGCACGGCAAAAAGTAGAAACGCTGGTCAGACCGCTTGAACGAGCGGTCGATGCGGCAGTGCCCCGCAGCCTCGCCGAGCTCGTCTCCGGTGTCGATTTCCGGAGTCGAGATCTCGAGGATCTTGTAGCTCTTGAGGCGCCGAAACGCCGTGAACCGCCCCTCGAACAGCGTCTCCGGGTCACCGAAGCCGGGGATGTCCTGCCATTTGGACAGCTCGTCCTTGATGCCCTTCTTCGCGGTCTTGGACGACAGATCCATGACGGAGTTGGCATTGCCGAGCCACAAGCGGCCGCCGGGGAATACCTTCTCGTAGGTCGTCGATCCCGCACCGGAGCGCGAGGTCTGCTCCGCGATCACGGTGCGCTTGATGTGCTTGTGCCAGGCGCGAATGAGCGGCTGCAGCTTTGCCGAGTTGAGGTCGCGCAGCATATCGATGCCCGGAGCGACATATAGAGTGTTGGCCGGCTCGCGGTCGGCGATGTACAGACACCAGCCGAGGGCGAGGATCGACGCACCCGTCTGCTGCGACTTGCGGACAGTAACCAGGTTGCAGGGATGATCGTCACACAGACAGTCAGCGATCTCCTGAAGGTAGGGCGCGTTCGCCAGGCTCCACAGCTCACCGGCGTGCGGACCGTCGACCAGCACGATGTTCTCGGCCATCCACTTCGACAGAGGCACCGGCTTCGGAGGCCGGATCGCGCGAGAAAACCCACCTGCGACGATCACCGCAGCATCGGGATGTCCTGTCATGGCTCGACCGGTTCGGCTTCAGTCTCGTCTTCGCGCCGCCGGGACACCACCAGCTTGTCGAGCTCGTTCGCGATGCTCTCGCGCATGCCGTTCGCGAGGCCCTTCAGAGCCACGCGGAGCCCGTGCGTCCCCTCGCGCGCGACAGCTGCGGCGAGGTCGTCGGCGGCCGCCGGCAGACGGTCAATGATGCGGGCAATGGCAGCGCCGCTCTCGGCGACCGCATGCTCCACCTCGTCCACGCGGACGAGCTTGCCTTTCAGCTCCTCGACTTCAAGGCGGCGGCGCTCAGCCTCGTGCCAGGTCTTCTGGCGGAGGGCCTCGTCGTAGCTCTCGCTGGGCGCCGTCTGCGGCACGTCCGCTTGTCGCGGCGCCTGTGCCTTGGACGGGTCGCCGTAGCGCCCCCGAAGGTGGTCGTACTCCGCGACGTTGAGTGCGACGACGCGGCCCTGCGCATCACGCTCCACCGAGAGGCCATGCTTCTCGACGAGTTCCTTGACCTTCTTGGAAACCGCCTGCTTGGACACCCCATCCCGATCCGCCACCTGGCGGACCGTCCACATGACGGCACGCGGGGCGTCAACCGGGGTTGTCGGCGTCGTCAACATCGTCAACCCTGATTTTCGACCTGCCTTACTGGCAAAAATTCGCGGGCAGCGCGCCCGTGGGGCCCTCCCCGGCGGGAAGGACCCGTGAAACATACGCCGCGAAGCTCCCCGTCAGACCCCGTGCCGCGCCTTCACGCGGTCGATCTCACGGCCGATCTCATGCAGAGCCAGCGGCAGGATGACTTCGTTGATCTTGTCGGAAATGGCCTTGGTGGCCTCGGGCGTGAAGTCGGTCTTCCGGGCGTTGAGCAGTGGCCGCGGCACCGAAGGGCCATAGAGCTGCTTGATGGGCAGGCGCTTCTTGGACCTGCGAGCGAAGATGCTGATGTGCCCGTTGGGCATCCGAGCGATGAAAGCCCCACGGTGCAGCCCCCAGCGCCCTGCCACGACGCCGCTCGGCAGCAGGAACGGCTTGCCGCCAGCTGCCTCGGCATAGCGGAACAGCGTGAGGTAGCGCCCCGACACAGTCAGCGTTGCCACCGGTCGTGCGGCGGACGCGTGGAAGACCACCGTCGCCCGGCGCACGTAGGCATAGGGCAGCTGCGCGCTCTTTGAGATGTGGCGCGCCCACTGCGTTCGGGCTTGAGCGATGGCCTTGTTGATGGCCCGGGCGTAGGCCGCATTGCGGCGTTCCGCCGGGACGAGATCGCGAAACGCGCGCTCGAGGTTGTCGAACGTGTCGGCCACACGGATCGTGACGCTCATCGCCTCAGCCTCGCCCTCGCCGCCGCGACCTTCTGCGCGAGCGCCTGCGAGGCGTCCTGCGCTGCGCTGCGGGCGACGAAACGCAGCTCGTCGAGTGCGCGCCCGCCATCACCGCGCACAAGGGCATGGGCGGATCGGCCGAGGGCCGCGCGGCGTTCGGCGCATCGGCACATGCTCGCCTCCTCAGCTGGCGGCCCCCAACGCAAAAACCCCGCGCGGGTGTCCCGGCGGGGTTCGTCGATTTGAGACCTTTTCGTCTGTCCCGACCTATCGCCAAACAAAGGTCGCGCGTCAAGCCCCCTGCTTCGCTCGCCGCGGGCGTTTGGCCCTCACTTCCTTGTCCGGCAATGGTTTCAGAAGACTATCAAGGACACGCTGGCCGGGGCGCCCCACCTCCCACGGGCGGTGCGGGCGAGGCGAAGGACGCACATCGATCGATTCGAGCTGGCCAGAAAGCTCCTCAGTCAGCAGGTCGAGCGCCGCCCGCCACACCTCATACTCTGCGCGCTCGACGAGCCCTGGCACCGGATCGGGAACAAGGTGGGTTTTCTGGTACGCGCCCGGGCGAGGGCGGCGGCGCGTGTAGCTGAAGCCGTCCACCTCGACGACGCGCGCAACGCGCTGCCCGCCGAAGGCTTCCTCCCAGATCGTCTCCTTCACGAACCAGGCGGGCTGTCCGGTCTTCCCGCGGCGCACCACCTCAGCGACCGGCGCCTCCATTTCCCAGTCCGGGCACCCGCCGAGGATGGCGTGCTTCTCCACGAGCCGGCGCGGCGTGCGCCGGAGACGGCGGCGATTTTGCTCGTCGACGATGGTCGCGGCGTCGATCGCGCGGGCAATCGCCTCCCGGCCGAGGTCGCCGAGGTCGCCGAGGTCCACCATGGGGTTCCAGTCGTCGGGCAACTCGATTTCGAGGTCATCGAGCGCTCGCACCCGCTCGAAGATGGCGATGGCGTCCGCGTGCGGGCCGTTGGAGGAGAGGAGATCAGGCACGACGCCGAAGCTGTTGTCGTCAATCACCGTGAGCAGTTCGACGAAGGACTCGACGCTGCTCCATGCGGCACTCATCCCTCGCGCAAGCCCGGCCCGCGCCGGCGCGGCCTTCGGCAACTCGTCCCGGTAGGCCCACCGCAGCACAGCCTCGATATCCATCACCCGCTTTGCCGTCATTGCCGCCGCTCCTTTGTCATCAGGGAGGCAAGGGGCGCTAGGGAGGATCGCAGGGAGGCACCATGCGCAGGTTCTTACTTCCCTAAACCCCTGCACTCTTTCCTCTTTTTTCCTTTCGGCTCGCTTTCAGGGAAGGTAGGGAGGCAAGAGTGTCGTGATGCGTAAGAACGAAACCCGCTCATAACCCTGATGAGCGCCAGCCTCTCACGCGCGTCCGCCCGGATTGCCTCCCTAGCCTCCCTACCGTCCTAACCCGTTGATCTCCCTCGCCCTCCCCGAGGGAGGCAGCCGAGCCGCGCGCCCGCCAGCCTCCCTAGCCTCCCTCGGCAAGGCGCGCCTCAGCCCTCGCTGTCCCCGCCATGGGTGTGCGAGGGCGGCCGGTATTCGTCCTTGATGCGCAGGCCGCGGTAGAGGCTCATGCCCATCGACTTCGCCTTGCGGAATCCGAATGCCGCGGCCTTGAGCGGCAGGTTGCGGTTGAATGTCGTCGGTCCCCAGGCATTGAAGCCGGCCCGCTCGCAGAACACCTTGAACGAGGCGTGCGCCTCGCCCGGCGTCATCACGTCGGTGTCCTCACCGGTGACGATGCAGGCCTCGCGCACCCAGGCGCTCACCGGGTCCGATTCCTCGCGGTATTCGTCCGTGGCCGCCCGCACGGCCTCCGGGATGCCCAGCCCCTCCTGCAGGTAAGAGAGCGCGCCCGCAATGAGCCAGTTGAGGATACCGGCCCGCTCAGCCCACAGCTTGTCCGGCAGCGCGCGGTCGATGTCCTCCTTGGGAATCTGCACGAGGAATGGCACCAGCAGCACGCGCCGCCAGATGCCGTCGTCCGTGCCCTTGATGGTCGGCTTGTGATTGCCTGACACGACCAGCTTGAAGGTGGGGTACACCTCCACGAAGTCTCGGTGCAGATGGCGCACCAGGATGGGCTCGCCCGAGGTGAGCGATTTCACCATCGCCTCGCGAAATTGCATCGATTGCTCCGGCTCGCTCGCGCGCACAAGCCGCGTGCCCGGCAAACGGGCAAGCTCGGGCGTCGCCTCGGACCCCTTGCGGCGGTCCTCGCCCGCCAGCGTCTCGAAGGGCACGGATGCAGCATAGTCGCCGAGCAGCCGGCAGATGAGGTCCACGAGGGTCGACTTGCCGTTGCGCCCCTGCCCGTAGAGGAAGACGAAGACCTGCTCGCCCGTCAGGGCAGTCAGTGCATAGCCCAGGTAGCGCTGCATGAAGGCGCGCACCTCGTCGTCCGGCAGCACCGTCTCGATGAAGCGCAGGAAGTTCGGGCACTCCGCCGCGTCGTCATAGGCCACCGGGATCAGCTTGGAGATGAGGTCCTCCCGCCGGTGCGGGTCGAGCCGCACGGTCCAGATGGCCTGCTTGCCCTCGCCCTGCCGGACGAGGCGCAACGTGCCGTTGTGGCAATTGATGGCGAGAGGGTCGGCGTCGAGTTCGGAGACGGATTTCGCGACGTAGACGGCCGCCTCCTTGAGCATGTTGTCGATCTTTCCGGACGAGGCCGAGGTCTTGGCATAGCGCACGCGCCTGGCGCGCCGCTCCGAGATCGCCTTGGCCGCCTCGGCGCCGAGCCCCACGATCTCGCCGAGGCGCAGCAGCTCCAGTTCCTCCTCGGGTGTGCGCTGGCGGCCGAGTTTCTTCAGCCTGGTATACCGCGGCATCACCTCCTCGGCCGCTGCGATGGCCGCCTGCTCCTCCTCGGTCGGCTCGACCAGCGTCGCCTCAAGGCGGATCTCCTCCACCGTCCTGTGCGCCAGGGGGCGGATGCTCGCTCCCTCCACGTCCTCGGCCCACCGCCGCCCGTCGTAAACGTGGAAGCCGATGCGCATCACGGAGATAACGTCGTTTCGGTAGCGGTGCAGAAAGCGCCGGGCATTGCCAATGTCCGTCTCCGGCTCGGCGGCACAGCGACGCACCAGCTCCCAGTCCACCGGATCAGGCACACGCTCCGGCGGCTCGCCGCCGCCCCCGCCTCGATCCCCGCCGCCGGGTGTGCGAGGGCCGCCGCCATCGCCGGTGGGCGCAATGTCCACCGGCTCGGCGTTCTCCACGATCTCGGCAATGGTGCGCAACGCTTCGTCAGTCATGCGGCCCTCCGCCGAGGCGAAGAGCGTTCGCACTGCAGGTCACATGCCGCAAACCCCACTCCACGGCCTCAGAACGAAGCTCCCTGTTTTCAACCGGGCGGGACGCGGTGAATCTTGGCGACGCGTGGAAACAGCCAAGGGAGCAACGATGGGCTGGCAGTTTGAATTTGGGCGGGCGTACAATCGGCGCCGCGATATCCATGCTCGTTTTGGCGGACAACTGCGGGGAGGCATCATCACCCCCCGCCGCCATCCGGTCATCTTCATCATCACAGGCACCGAAGGGCAGCAACATGGTTACGCCGATCGTCTGCGGTCTGATGGGATCTTTGAGTATTTCGGCGAGGGGCAGGTTGGCGACATGACGTTTGTGCGTGGCAATCGCGCTATCAGCAATCACGTCGCCGAGGGAAAAAGCCTTTTGCTGTTCCGCACTCAACGCGATGCCAGTCTTCGTTTTGAAGGGGAGTGGGTTTGCGAAGGGCATCACTTCAAAGAAGCACCTGACCGAAATGGTAATATGCGGAATGCAATAGTATTCGAGCTGCGAAGCCTTGCCGCTATCAACTCTCACACCGAACAAGGGGGGCAGGAGGATCAGTCTGCTGCGGCTCTTTCCTTGCCAGAGCTGCGTCGTCGAGCGTATGAGGCGGCCAAACCGTCGGCACCTGCCGGCTGTCGCCGACAAAACGTATATGAACGGAGCGCGCACGTGCGCGCCTACGTCCTCGCGCGAGCGAACGGACGTTGTGAGGGTTGCGGCCGACCTGGCCCATTCGAGCGGCCCGACGGTACACGGTACCTCGAGCCCCACCATATCCGCCGCGTCAGCGACGGTGGTCCGGATCACCCTCGTTTTGTAATCGCGCTTTGCCCGACCTGCCACCGCCGCGTCCATGCGGGAAAGGACGGTCCAGAATACAATCAGAAGCTTCTCGAAAAGATGCCGAGCATCGAGGGGGCTCCGCCCTCCGACACCTGATCCCGAGAATTCCGCTTCAGTCGTGGCACCCGCTTGGATGGATCTCAAATTGGCAGTCCCCAAACGCATCTTGCTGCTCGTTGGGCAATCGCTGTTGATGGAGAGCGCGATCACGGCTCCCTCCACGACATGCGCATGAGCTCGATGGGGCTTCCAGCCGGCCGGGGCTTGGCGGAAAAAACGAACCAGGCGAAGGGCACGCCCGCGCCCTTCAGGCGGTTGCCCATCCAGCCTTCACGGTGCATGGCCGGCAGGCGCTCGATGCCCGCCCATACGCGCACGAGATGCCGGTCGATGAGGTCGGAGCGCCCCGCTCCCTCGATCGCCATGAGGCGCAGCAGCACGATCACGGTCGGAACCAGCGTCATCCCGTGCCGGATGAAGGCGTCCGCCAGCTTGTAGGGAGGGTTCGTCACGATGCAGTCGCAACCCTCCGGCGCCTGGCGCTCCAGCAGGAAGTCGACGGGCGTCACGATTCCCGGGTCGGCGCCGTGGTGCGGCACGAGGTCGAATGCCACCACCTCGTGTCCGGCCGCTGCCAGCTCGCGCGCAATGGCGCCGCGGCCTGCGCACGGCTCCCAGATCCGCGGCGGCAGGGGCTGAACACGCAGCAGCGCCCGGGTCGCCTCCGGCGGCGTCTCGTAAAGGTCATCCTTGCGCTCGGCCAGCGCGTGCCTGTCGGCGCCCTGTCTCATGCGGCCCGCCTCTCGACACGTCCGCGCCCGCCTTCCATCCTCACGCCACTGAAGGTGGCTTGGGGGACACTGGAAGGATGGAACCGAGAGATCTGCCACACGCGCCTCACGCGCAAAACGCGACGCCTCATGTCATGTTTGGGGTCTCGATAGTGGTCGGCTTTGCCGCCCTCATTGCTTACAAGGCGTTGGAACCAGTCGCTTGCGGGTCCACATTGGTCGCAACGGCCATGAGAGCTGGCCATGCTCAATGGTGCTGGGAGTTCTGGGTCGAGCGCTACCAGACACTGATCGCCGGGGTTCTGTCCCTGGCCGCTGCCGGATGGGCTGCTGCGCTGCTGGTTCGCCAGAATCGCAGCATCTTGCGGCAGATCGACGAATCTCGGCGGCAACGTGCAATAGATCTTCACATCCGACTTACTGAGCGCTGGAGAGATCTCGCCAAATTTCAGGATCTCGACGCCAAACTCAGATTCTATGGAGCCACTCTTTCGCGAATACGGATTAATTTTGACTTCGATTTTCTCCGTCAGATCGAAATAGGATCCACCCATAAATATCAAGAAGACATGTGTCGCTACATCGAAATGTGGAGAAACCTCAACAAAGACATATACACGATAGCGGATGAACTTTGGGCAGAATTCACAGGGGGACCGAAACTTAACAAGCACGTTTTCAGAATCGCAAACATGTTCAAACACACAGATAACAGAATCCACTTTGCAACCATAGAATACATCACGGTCGACAGCGACGATAGAGAGACAGTTTACGAGCTTCGCGAGAAGCTCGCCCGCGAATTGCTGAGCATAAGCATTGAGTGGGGAAAGGATGTTTTTAACCTTGCCACCCAATTGTCGCACCTTATTGGCACGGAGCGCAGCAAGATAGAGAGCTCCCTTGCCGACATTGAAACAATAATGGCTGAAGATATTTCTCGTTGAGAGCATTTTGCTGTCGGCAGGGATCATCCCGCCACCTCCTCGAGCAGCAGGTCATTGAAGTCCGCCCCCTCCGGCGCCCAGGCGTTGCGGATGGTGAGGCCCGGCCGCGCGTAACGGGCCGCGCCGCGCAGCAGCGCACACTCGGTGAGGAAACGCTCGGAATCGCCGTCGCCGAGCTGCACCAGCTCCGTCACGCTGTCCTGCAGGGGGATGCCCGGCTGGCTCATGTCTGGCACCGGACCGGGCACGAGCACGGAGCGCTCGCGCCCTGCCCTGTCCGCACGCGTCAGCGTGGGGTGCGGCACCGTGCCGGCGTGCTGGCCGCCGAGATTGCCGAGGTCGATGGAGCTCTGGAAAACGGTGGCGCTCAGGTCCGCCCCCTGCGCCAGGAGCGCCTGGCGGACGGACAGCACCGTCTCGATGCCCTCGCCGCGGATCACGCGCCTCGGTCGCGCCTGCGGGCCGAAGGGGCCGGCGAGGTGGATGTGCCCGCCCCGCTTGGAACCGCGCACCTTCTTCGCCGGCAGCGTCTCTCCCGTCTGCGGGTCGACGATGAGCGCCTTGCCCTTGGGCTGCGACGGGTCCACCCAGGTGATGTGCAGGCCGGCAAAGCGCCAGTCGGGGCCCACGATGCCGGCGAGCATGGCCGGACCCGTATAGATCACGCGCTGCCGCGTCTTGCCCGGCCGTCGCGGATCCGGCTCCTCGCCGTGGTAGTAGGGCATCTCGCGCGCCGCGCGCAGGCGCCCGTCGGGCGGAGGCCTCAGCCCGCGGAGGCGCAGGTATTCCTCGGCCGCCGTGCCGCGGATCGGCTCGGCCCCCTGCCACAGACGAAAGAGGCGCTCCCGCTCCCGCTCGCGCATGATGGCGGCCGTGCGCTCGCGCCGGGCGCGCCGGCGCTCCCGCTCCACCTGCCGGCGCCGCTCCTCCTCGGGGTCAAGCACCTCGGCCCCGCCCAGACAGGCCACGGCAGCGCGGAAGTCGAGCCCCTGCACCCGCTGCACGAGGCGGATCACGTCACCGCCATCGGCACACACGGCGCACACCCAGCGGTCGCCATCCACCTCAAAGCGGCCGGCCGTCCGGCTCTGGCGATTGTCGGAGCAGATCGGGCACGGGCCGATGAGCTTGCTGCCCGAGCGGCGCAGGGTCACCCACCGGCCGGCTACCTCCGCCACCGGGTGGCGGGCGCGGATCTCGTCGAGCTGGGCTTCGGACAGGCGCGCCATCACGCAGCCCTCCGGAAAAGCGCCACCTCAGCCGGGCCCCGCAGGTCCGCCCGGGCCATCGCGGCGGCGAGGCGCTCGGCCCGGATGCCGAGCGCGCGGCAGATGGCGTACCTCGGCCATCCGGCGGCGGCCATGCGCCGTGCGATGCGCCACCGGCGCGGGTGGCGCAGGAAGTGGGCAGTGAAGCGCCGGCACATGTCATTCGCCCCTGGCGGCAACGCCGGCGAGCTTGCGGCGCACACTGGTAAGCGTCTCCATGTGCTCGCCAATGGCGGCTTTCACAGCCTTGGCCTCCCGCGGCGTCACAACACCGTCGGCAAGCGCTGCGCTCAGTTCGCCCGTCACGCGGGCGGCCGTGCCGCTGGTCCTCACGAGGTCATGCACAAGGCAGCCCGTGTCACCATTGTCGGCCATCGGCACGAGCTGATGGCTGGAAAGCGAAGCAAGCCAACGCGAGACGACAGGCCGCTGCGTCGTGAACTCGAGCAGGACGACCACGTCGAGCGGCGGCAGGTCCCTGTAGGCGTCCCCCTGCCAGCGGCTGATGGTGCCGCGCGAATAGCCGGTGAGCTGCTCCACGCGCTCCGGCCCCGTCGAGCCGGGCACGGCACAGGCCGCGACGAGCTCGCGGATCGCGCTCTTGATGAGGGTGAAGAGCCCGTCGGGCAAAGCAGCAGCGCTCACGAAAAAAGCTCCTCAGCTTTTTCGTTGGGAAAAAGGCTCAGCAGTGGGACAGTCAGGCGGTCAGATCACGGAGGGCCACGCAGATGCAGCAAACTGGCGACGACCGCGAGCAGCGCATCGAGGCAGCGCGAGAACGCCTGCGCAGCGCTCTCCGGCGCTACGCCCTTGCCAAGGCCGCCGTTGCGGTCATGCGCGAGCATCACGCCCCCTCCCCGGAAGAGGCCGGAGCGGAGACGCGCTCCGCTCCGGCGAAGTTGGCCGGGGGGCGGCCGGGAGGAACCGAAGGACGCGGCACATCTGAGGGCCAGGGCAGGTCGTCGGGCCACTGATCAGAAAACCACCGCATGACTTGATCGTACTTTCGCGCCGTGAACGAACTTCCTGACGCGATGCGATCGAGAAAGCGCCAATCCCCGGCCGCCAGGCGCGCAACGGTCGTCGGCTCGATACCGCGGTGCGCAGCAAGCGCCCGAGCGCAGGAGATCAGGTGATGGCGAAGCTCATGTTCCATGGCGACGCCGAGCATAGTAGGATATTTCCTACTTCGTCAAGCGGACACTTCCTACTCGCGTCAACCGCTGGAAAGTCGGATAAATCCGTCATGGGTGAAACGACTTTCCGCAACCGCGTTGCCGACCGGCTGGCCGAGCTTGGGCGCAATCCGTTCGAGGCCGCCCGCCTTGGCGGGCTCGAGCGCTCTTTCATCGTGGACATCCTCACCGGGAAAAAGAAATCCGTTCGAGGCCAGAACCTCTCCAAGCTGGCGAAGGCCCTGGATACGACAGTCGAGTTCCTGCTCGCCGAGCACACAGGAGAGAGCAGCGAGCGTCCCCTCACCCTGTCAAACGCACCCCTCGTCGAGGTCAACGTCGCGGGCACCGTGGAGGCCGGCGCCTTCCGCGAGGCCCCCTGGTTCAGCGACGAAGACAGGCCAGCCTCCATCGTCACCACCCGCGACCGGGACTTTCCAGATGTTCGGCTCGTCGCGTTCGACGTAGGCGGCGACAGCATGAATGCCCTCAAGCCCCGCCCGATCCTGCCCGGTGACCGCATCGTCTGCCTTGACTTTGAGGATCTGCGGGGGCGCTTGCCGCTGCGCGATGGCATGGTCGTCGTCGTGGAGCAGACGCTCGATGGCGGCCACCACCGCGAGTGGTCGGTCAAGCAGATCGAGCTTTACGAGGACCGCACGGAATTCCATCCTCGCTCGCATAACCAACAACATAAGCCGATCGTCGTCCCCCGCGTGCTGGCACGCGATCCGAGCGAAGAAGACCATCGGCAGGTCAGAATCCTCGCGATCGTCCGCCGCATCGAGAATGAGGTGCCTCTTTTCTAGGCGCCCAGCATCCCTGTCCGGCGGTCGATCATGAAGCCCACGACAACTGCCGCCCGCCCGTCGCATGCCGCGCAGACGAAGGCCGAGCCACGCCAGATCCCGTCCCGGACTACGGACGCCGGCACCGGCACCAATTGCTCTGCGAGACAACTCCTACACCGAAGTTGAGCACACCACTGCCGGTCGTCCGTAGCGGCGCGCCTAGTCCCAAGCGTAAGGCTCTCCATGTCATCCCCACAACAGCCTGACGGAGCCCGAAATCTGACGCCGGCACGAGAACACAACAAGAACGCGTTGCCGCATACCCTCATGCGCGATTCGCAAGGATCAATGCCCATGAGTGGGATATTTCCTACTTTCCCTATTGACGTGCGGATTTTTCCTACTAGCATCTAGGCCGTCCGACTGACGGAGGGCCTCATGCTCGCAACTACAGCACTCCTCACACCCATCCACGACGCCAAGGCGCAGGACCGCGCGCTCCATGCCGCAGCCACCAATGCGCGGGTCGCTGCCATGGCGCGCGTCATGTACGAGACCGCTCTGCAGCACGGCAGCTGCACGGCGGACGATCTCGCCTGTGCCGGCTTTACCTCCGCCGAGATCATTGAACTGGCTGACGACGCCCGCGCCCTCGCCGGGCTGATCGGACGCGAGGCGGCGTGATGTGGCCCGCCTGCGCCTCTGCGGTCTGGCACCTCCTCTGCCGCGCGCTCTGCGACGCCTTCGAGGTGCTGTGCCTCGCGGCCTTCGTCTCGGCCGTTGGTCTTTGGGCCGGTGCGCTCGGCAAGGGAGGCTGAGATGGCAGACGTCCTCTCCATCATCGCCGCCACTGTCCTTATCGGGCTCGGCCTTTTCTTTGCGGGCATCGCGTGGGTGCGCTGCACCAGCGCCCCCGCCCGCGGCTTCTACGGCGACCAGATCGACGAGGATCGGCCATGAGCCCGCGCCCGCTGACGCAGGCCGAGGTGGACGTCATGGCTGAGCGAGCTCGGCTGCGGTGCGAGGCCCCGCATTGCCGGGGCGACATGGCCCGCGCAGCCGCCCTCTACGCCAGCCTTTCGACGCTGCCGGAGGCAGTGCGCAGCCATGAGGATCGCCGGCGCGACCTTGTGCTCGCCGGTGCCCTCATCCTCGCCGAGATCGAGCAGATGGACGCTGCCGCCCACGACTGCATGAAGGACACCGCATGACCTGGCTCTCGACCACCACCGGCAGGATCGTCGACCTGCTCAGGCCCGACCCGGCGGCGATCGACTTTCGCGGCGACGTGGCGCCGCAGCTTGCCCGCGTGGCGCGCTTCGGCGGCGCCGTCGGCAGCGGCGCCTATTCCGTCGCGCAGCACTGCGTCGTCGGCGCCGACGCACTCTATCACGAGACGCGCGACCCGACCCTCGCCGCGGCCTTCCTTTTGCATGACGCACATGAGTACCTCATCGGCGACATCACCACGCCGGTGGTCGAGGCGCTCAGCGTGCATCTCACGGTCGACAACGGCCGCGAGGTCGCCGTGCGCGTGCCCGAGGTGCGGATGCAGCTCTCCCGCCTCAAGTCCCGCCTCGACCAGGCCATCCACCATGCCGCCGGCCTGCCGTGGCCGCTGCCACGCCACACGGCGGCAGCTGTCAAGGCGATGGACCTTCGCGTGCTGCGCACCGAGCGGGACCAGCTCACGGTGCCGTGCGGCCGCAGGTGGGCCTCCGAGGTGGAGGCGGCCAAGCCCGTCCCCATGCGCAGCCGCCTCACCGTGTGGCCGTGGCCCAGGGCCGCCGACGAGTGGCTCATGCGCCTCGACCGCTACTGTCCCCAAGCCCTCAACCGCGCGACGTGAGCCGCGCCTGGACTGCCGCTCCGGGAGAACGGTCGCCATGCCGACCATCACGAAAACCGTCGAGGTCGACGTCGACATCACGCCGCAAGATGTCGCCCACCTCTCGTGCGACGACAACATCGACCGTGCGGCGTTCGAGATCAGGCACAACAACCTGCGCGAGGCCGCCATCCACATTGCTCGGGGCGTTCCGGCGCTGCGCGACCTGCCGGACCTCGTCGATCGGGTCCTGGGCCGGGCATGAACGGAGGCACCGTCATGCACATCACCATCGATCGGGGCGCCCTGCTCAAGCCGCTCGCGGCCCTCAACCGCATCGTCGAGCGCCGCCCCACCATCCCCATTCTCGGCAACGTGCTGCTGCAGGCCAGGGGCGGGCATCTGCGGCTCCAGGCCACCGACCTCGACATCTGGGCCGAGGCCAGCGCCCCCGCCGTCGTTGACGCGCCCGGCGCCCTCACGGTACCCGCCGCCACCTTCCACGACATCGTCCGCAAGCTGCCTGACGGCTGCCAGATCGAGCTGACGGCCGAGGGGGGTGGCGCCCGCCTTCTCGTCAAGGCAGGCCGCTCGCGCTTCGTCCTGCTGTCCCTGCCCGAGGAGGATTGGCCGGGCCTGCCCGACGAAGACCTGCCGCACCGTTTCGCCCTGCCGGCCAGGGCGGTGCAGCGCATCCTCACACACACGACCTTCGCGATCTCGTCGGAGGAGACGCGGTACTACCTCAATGGCGTGCACCTGCACGCCACTGAAGGCTGTCTTCACGCGGCAGCGACGGACGGGCACCGCCTCGCCCACATCACGGTGCCGCTGCCCGATGGCGCCGCCGGAATGCCACCCGTCACTGTGCCCCGCAAGACGGTTGGCGAGCTCGCCCGCCTTGCGGCCGACGCAGAGGGCGACATGGACTTTGCCGTGTCAGGCTCGAAGGTGCGCTTCGCAGCCGCCGGCATCACGCTCACCTCCAAGCTCATCGACGGCCCCTTCCCGGACTACCGGCGGGTCATCCCCACGGGAAACGACAAGATTGCGACCCTCGACAGCGGAGTTCTCAAGGCGGCCGTCGACCGCGTGACGACGCTCTGCGGTGAGCGCGGCCGGGGCGTGAGGCTCGACTTCGCGCCAGGAACCCTCACCCTGTCCGTGACCAATGCCGACGCGGGCGAAGCGAGCGAAGAGGTCGTCGCCGACTTCGAGGGCGAGCCCCTCACCATCGGCTTCCAGGGCCGCTACCTCTCCGAGATCCTCGGCGTCCTCGCCTCCGACACGGTGCGCCTCGCCCTCGCCGATGCCGGCTCTCCCTGCCTCATCAAGAGCCACGATGGCGCCGAGGCGCTCATCGTGCTCATGCCCATGAGGGTTTGACCAATGCGCCATCTCAGCATGATCGAACGCTTCGAGGCCGAGCGCCGGCGCTGCCGGCTCGCCTACGAAAAGGCCCGGCGCTGCCATCGCGGCGTCGGCCGGGCCGCTCAGGCGCTGCGCACGGCTACGCACGCTGCCCTCCGCGCCGAGGTGGGCGAGCTTCGTCGGCTGAAGCGCGCCGTCGAGCAGGCCCGTCGCCGAGAGTCCGAGCCTATGCCCGACCTGTTTTTGGAGGACGCGCATGTGTGACCTTGCCGCCTGGAATCTCGTGGCCGACAGGCTGGAGGTGGCAGCGCAGACCCGTCGGGCGATCGCCGCGAGCATGTCGACAACCGTTCCGAGCAAGTCGGGTGGCGAGGTGACAGTCACCACTGCCGAGGGGGCACTCAAGCTCAAGGTGGCCGAGGCACTCGAAGGGCTCGCCACCGACATCCGACATATTCTGCAGGAGAAAAGCTGATGCCTTCGCCCGTCAGGGTCCAGCTCTCCCGTCGCAAGGGCTGGCGTCTGCCGCCCGACACGGTGAAGGTTGACCGCTCCACCCGCTGGGGCAACCCGTTCGTCGCCGGCAAGCACGGCACTCAGGCCGAGTGCGTCGCGCTGTTTGCGCAACTCGCCCGCGGCTACGTGCCCATCACCTTCGGCCGGGAGACCTACGAAGCCGCCCGCGAAAGCCTGCGGCTCATCTGCGAGGAGATCGGCAATTTGCGCGGCAAGAACCTGGCCTGCGGGTGTGGGCTGGACCAGCCATGCCATGCGGACGTGCTGCTGATGCTCGCGAATCCCTCATGAGAGGATCCCGCCAATGCTGATGCGCACTCCAGGCTATCACCTACCGCCCACAGGCCCCCGGCAATTCCGCAGACGCGCCGCGTGGGCCCTCGGCGGCATTGTCGTGTGCTGCCTCGTCATCTACGCCGCCCTGACGGCCGCCAGAGCCTCCGAGAGCCGGATCGTCGCGGTCGATGGCGACACGATCTACGTCGGCGATGAGGCGATCCGCATCGTGGGCCTCGACGCGCCGGAGACCTATCAGGCCCGCTGCGAGAGCGAGCGACAGCGCGGACACCGCGCCACCGAACACCTGCGCTACCTGCTCGACGCCGGCCACATCGCCATCCGGCGCCAGGGCCGTGACCGCTACGGTCGCACGCTGGCCCGTGTCTACGTGGACGGGCACGACGTGGCGCGGCTGATGATCGCAGCGGGGCACGCCGTGCCCTACCACTGCCACGGCGGACGGTGCCCGAGGCGCATCGACTGGTGTGGAGGCGCTGGATGATCGATGTCCGCCTCATCGCCGCCGTCGGGCGGCGCGGACAGCTCGGCCTCGCGGGGCACCTGCCGTGGCACGAGCCCGAAGATTTGGCGTGGTTCCGCCAGCAGACGCTCGGCGGCGTGATCGTCATGGGCTTTCGCACCGCGCGCATCGTCGGCGCGCTGCCGGACAGGACGGTCGTGCCGTGGCTCGGCCAGGAGCCTGCGGCCTTCCTCGAGGACGTTGCCTGCAATCACCCCGGCCGCTCCATCTGGATTGCCGGCGGCGCCAAGACCTACGCCCGCTTTCTGCCCCACGTCCGTCGGGCCATCGTGACGCTCATCGACTATGACGGTCCGGCCGACGTGTGGATGCCACAGCTTTGGGAGACCTGCAGTGCGCTTCCGTGTTGAGCCCTTGGATGTACCGCCCAGCGTTGCCGCCCGGCGCCTCGGCCTCACCCCGGCAGAGTTCGAATACCGCCTGCCCCGCCTGCTTTCCCGCGGCTTCCCGCCAGCGGACCCAGACACGGGGAATTACGATCTTGAGGCAATCGACCGGTGGCGCCACCGCCGGCACCCGCACCTTTTCCCTGACCAGGCGGCCACCTTGACTGCGCCGCCCGTGGCCCGCGATGCTTCTCAGGTCGTCCGGCAACGCATCGCGGGGCTGCGCAACGGTGGGTAACGTGAAGATACCCTACTACGTCGTCGTCAAGGGGCGCGGCTATTGGCAGCCGACCCGCAAGATGCGCTCCCTTGGCTTCCAGACGGTGCGGTGCGGCCCGGACGGCCCTGCAGCATGGAAAATCGCCTCTGAATGGAACGCACGATGGCAGGCGGCGCGCCGAGGTCTTGCGCCGCTGCCGGTCGCCGGCGCCGACGGCCACCTCTCGCCCGAGATGTCCGAAGAGATGACGTTCTATCCCCCTGGCTCTCTCGGAGAGGCGTTTCGCCGCTATCGGCAGACCGACGAATGGCGCTCCGCCAAGAAAGCGCGCACGCGGGAAGACTGGTGGCGCGGATGGAAGCGCATCAAACCGGTCTTTGGCGACGTGGATCCGTGCACGGTCACGCTCGAGGACATGAGCGCCTGGCGCAAGGCGATCGAGGAATCGGTCTCGTTACGCGAGGCGCACCGCGCCCTGAAGATCTGGCGCGCCCTGTGGAAGGTGGCCGCCGCCCTCCACTACTGCGATCGCGACGCGGACCCGTCCCTCGCAGTCCGCAACAAGGCCGCAAAGGGGCGCTCGAGCACGTGGAGCGAGGGCGAAGTCGCCCGCCTGGCCAAGGAGGCATGGCGGCAGGGCTACCGAGGCCTGGCAGTGGGGCTCGCCATCATGTGGGACAGCCAGCTCTCCCCCGGCGATGTCCGCGCCCTCACCCTTCGGCAGCTGTCAAAGACCGCTACCGGTGCAACGTTCTTCACCCAACGCGGCAAGACGAACGCGCCTGTCGGCGGCATCCTGTCGCGCCGCACCGCCGCGTTGCTGCAGGCGTACCTCTCGAGCCTCGGCGTTGTGCTGCACGACGACGCGCCGATCCTGCGCACCCGCGGGCTGTCCGAGCCCACCGCAAAGGGCGGGCGGCCGCGTCCGAGTGTCCCCTACACCAAGGACACCATGGCTGCCGATTTCCGCGCGATCCGCGCAGCGGTGTTCGGGGACGGCGAGAGAAGGCAACTGCTCGATATCCGCCGCTCGGGCGCCGTCGAGGCCATCACTGGCGGCGCCGAGGCGGAGCAGCTGGCTCTCGCCATGGGCAACACCCTGGCCGCCTCCAACCAGCTCTATGAAACCTACGTCCCGCCCAACCTCACGGTAATCCGACAGGTCCACGACGCGCGACGCGAAGGGCGCCGAAAACTGCGGGATGGGAACGCCTGAAGCACAAAAGTCTGAACTCGCCGGCCGAGTTCAGACTCGCCCCAGATGGGGCTGTCTACCAAGTCTTTGGAATGCAAGGAGGAAAGTGGCGGGAGTGACGGGGCTCGAACCCGCGGCCTCCGGCGTGACAGGCCGGCGCTCTAACCAACTGAGCTACACCCCCGCGGCGAACGTGTCGTTCGCTGTGGTGGCGCTGA